ACGGACGGCTAGCTGATGGGGACGAGCGGTTCAGGTGCCGTCCGGGGTGGTGAGGCCGGGCGGCTTCGGCGCGTCCTGGCCCTTCTTGCTGGCGCCGATCGCCTCGGCAGTGAGGCGGCTAATGGTGCCGCGCTCGTAGACGTTGAGGATCATGGCCTCCAGCACAGCCGGGCCGTACTTCTTCGGGTCCTCGGCGCGGACAGCCGGAAGCAGCTCGCGCACGCGGGCCTTGTGCCGCTCGTAAGCGGCCTCAGCGCGCTTCGCAGCCTTCGCTGCGGCGACAAGCTCGTCAACCATGCTCTCACTCACGCTCCCATTGTTCGTGATCTCAAGTCACGATGCAAGGTCATGTCTACGGCCATGGTACCAGACATCTTAAGCGCCATGCGTTAAGAACATGTCTTGCGTCATGCGCCACCGCATGCGCTAGTATCATGTCACAGCACCTAATCAGTCAGTAGCGAGGAACACCAGCAGATGGCGGGGACCAGTGGCGATCAGCGTCATGGACTGGGCTTTGAGCCTTTCGGGGCCCATGCTCGGCGTGCGCCATGTGCGAGCGGGCGAGGTGCGCTTATGGGCATCCGGCTCGTCTGCGAGGTGCTTGACCGCTACCACGGCCCCGATGCCCGCAAGCTGTGGCTCATCGCGTTCGCCGAGAAGGCTAACGACGGCACGCGCACCGGCTGGCCGACGCGCGATGTCCTCGCGCACCGCACCGGCCGCTCGGCGTCCAGGGTGTCGCATATCGCCAACGAGCTTGAAGCCGAGGGCGTGCTGAAGCGGGATGGCGGCGGCAACCGCAGCGGTCCCGCACGGTTCGTCCTGCTGCCTCTGGAGACCTCGAAAAAGGGTGCGTCTAGAGCGCACCCTAAAGCTGAGGTTGAGGGTGCGCCTGAAGCGCACCCTTCGGAGCCCGTAAAGGGTGCGCTCAGAGCGCACCCTAAATCCAAGATAAAGGGTGCGGAATCAGCGAGAAAGGGTGCGGAATCAGGGGTAAAGGGTGCGGGGTCGAGCCCGCTACCTGCGGAAACAGGCTCGCTACCCCTCATAGTCCCCTCAGTAGTACAACCCTCAGTTCCTTCGGCGGTCGCTGACGCGCCCACCGCGCAGACAATCCTCGGTGCCTTCATCGACTGGGTGCGCGAGAACGGCGGCGACCTCACCAAGCGCACCATCGGCCAGCTCGCCAAGCAGACCGGCGACTTGCTCAACCAGGACGTGCCCGACAAGTACATCCGCAAGGCCCTCGCCGACTGGTTCCTCGCCGGCCAGAACCCGTCCACCTTCGACAGCTACGCCAACGCCGCCATGAACGCCGCTGCACGCGATCACCTGGCGCGGAACGGTCACGGCCCGAAACGTCCCCGTGACTACTCCCGCGGCGGCGCCGGCGACCCGCTGGACAACGAGGACTACAGCCCAGGAGGAATCAAGATATGACCCCCGACGAGATCAACTCGGAAGCCGCCGCGATCTGGCTGCGCGAACACCGCGAACGCCTAGTCGCCAACCTTCTCGTGAACCGCCCCGCCGAGATGACGGCACCCGGTGACCTCGGGCCGGACCTCTCCGACTGGGCGGAACGCCTGGCTGCAGGCAGCAAGCAAAACGCCATCCTCGCCGGGCCCGTGGGCACCGGCAAGACGTGGGCCGTCTGGAAAGCCGCCGAGCAGGCCGTCCGCTGCGGCTACGAGGGCCAGGTGGTCATCACCGCCGCCGCCCGCCTCCGCCGCATTGTCGCCCCCGCCACCGCAGACCCGCGCGAGTTCGAGCGCTACCTCGCCGCCGGACTCCTGGCAATCGACGACCTCGCCACGGTGCGGCTGTCCGAATGGGACATGGACCACCTCGGCGAGCTCATCGACACCCGCTGGGCCGCGCAGCTCCCGACTGTGGTCACGTCCAACAAGACCGACCTGAAGTCCCTGCTCGGCCCGCGGATCTCCAGCCGTCTGAGCCATAACGCGCTCATCGTCCCGATGGACGGCCCGGACCGCAGGAGGCAGTCGTGACCGACCCCGCCGAGATCCTGGCGCCCGGCCGGACCGATGACATCGACCTGGCCGAGAAGGTCGTTCTCGGCACGATGATCACCGAGTGGATGCACGCCGCCGAGGAGATCCTGAGCGCTCTCGGCGATGACAAGGACTGTTTCGCCGGCCAGGGTCACGCCCCGGTCTTCGCCGCGGTCCGCCATGTCGCCGAGGCCGGCCGCATAGTCAATCCCGCATCGGTCCTATCGCGTCTCGCCGAAGCCGAGCAGGGCATCTGGAGGACCGGGCAGGCCGGCGTCATCATCCACGGCCTGATGGAACACGCCACCCCGGTTTTCCACGAGCAGGTAGCCACCGTCGTGCGGGCGAGTCGCCAGCGGATCGCGGCCAGGGCGCTGCGGTCCGCGCTCGAGTCCGCGTCGAGGCCCGGCTTCGACGCGGACGAGCACGGCGACCTGATCATCAAGTCCGTGACCGAGGCGCTGACGGGAACCTCGCAGGCGTCAACCTCCGTCACCGCGGCCAGCCTGTACATGGCCGCGGTCGACCGGCTGGAATCCCCCGAGCCGCCCGGCGTGATCCAGCTCCCGTGGGCCGAGCTCCGCTGCCTGGTCCCGTACCTGCGGCCCGGCTGGCTCGTGTCCGTACTGGCCCGCCCGTCGCTGGGGAAAAGCCTCGTCGCCCAGGACACGGCCCGGTACAACGGGCTGCGCCGGCAGACCCCCTGCATCCTGTTCACCCTCGAGCAGGACCGCGACGAGGTGATGGACAGGCTCCTCGCCGCCGAGGCGGGCGTCCTGCATGAGCACATCACCAGCAAGGAGCTCACCGACGACGACTGGTCCCGCATCGCCGCGGCCCGCGACAGGTTCGAGGAGTCCAGCCTCGTCATCGACGACGCCCCGAGGATCTCCGTCGCCCACATCAGGGCCCGGCTGCGCGGCATGGCCCGCACCAAGCCCGCGCAGCTCGCGATCGTCGACTACCTCCAGCTGATGGACGGGGGCGCGCAGGCCGAGAGCCGCCAGCGCGAGGTGTCCGCGCAGGTTGCCGGACTTAAGGCCGTTGCCCGCGAGTTCCACATCCCGGTTCTCATGTGCTGCCAGCTCAACCGGGGCCCGGAAAACCGGCAGGACAAGCGCCCCCACGTGTCGGATGCCCGCGAAACCGGCTCCGTTGAGAACGACTCAGACGTGGCGATCCTCATTCACCGCGAGGACTTCTACGACACGGAGTCACCCCGCGCCGGCGAGGCGGACCTGATCGTCGACAAGAACCGCGGCGGCCGGCGAGGCGTCGCGACCATCCGCTTCCAGGGTCACTACGCCCGGTTCGTGGACCCCGAATGGACCCCCTCATCAGCGATCGGAGCACAGGCATGAACAGCATCAACCCCATCGAGACCGAGTACCGCGGCCACCGCTTCCGCTCCCGTCTCGAAGCCCGCTGGGCGGTCGCGTTCGATCACCTCGGCGTCGAATGGAAGTACGAGAGCCAGGGCTACCACGTCGGCTACGAGGCCCGGCCGTACCTGCCGGACTTCTGGCTGCCGGGACCCGGCATCTGGGCCGAGGTCAAGGGTGACCCGCTACAGCTTGACAAGACCCTCATGGATGACGCCGTGGGGTACAAGACCGGCCTGCCCGGCAGCGACCCGTTCGGCGAGAAGTCCATGCTCATCCTCGGCGACATCCCGCCGTCCGATGAGCCGCTGGCCTACCTGCACTGGATGGTATCCCGCACCGTCTACGCGCCGTGCGAGAGCTTCTGTGCTTGCGCCGATGCCCGCTGGCAGCAGGTGGCGCTCGGTGCGTTCCCGGCGCTGGCCCTGATGGACGCCAGGAAGGAAGGGCTGAGCGTCAAGTCGCCCGGCATGCTGGTCGTCCCGATCGGCCGCTCCACCCTCCGCCCGCCCGAGGACGTGGTGACGCCGCAACGGTCCAACTGGGTGCTCGCCGAGCGCAAGATGCTGGACGCTTTCCGGACGGCTAGGTCGGCGCGGTTCGAGCATGGCGAGAAGCCGAACGCAGCATGACCGACTACACCGAGCGTGTCCGCGGTTACCTCGTCTACTGCCGCCGTGCCGCGATGCAGCTCACGGCACGCAGGTCAGCCCTGGACCCGAAGTACCACCCCACCGCGGATGGCTGCGTGAAGCTCACCCCGCATAGCAGCGTGCCGGCCGAGGCGCGGAAGATCCGCGAGACCTTCCGTGAGCTGACGGAGGATCCGGCATGAGCACCGTAACCCCCTGACCCTGACCGAGGAGAACGATGAGCACCACCGCCGACGAGCTGGCCGCCGTCCCGCCGCTGGCCGCGTTCCTGCGTCCGGAGCTTCCCGCTGAGGCGCTGTACGGCCTGCCGGGCGAGGTTGCCGTGGCCCTGGCCGAGGCTTCCGGCGCGGACCCTGCCGCGGTGCTGGTGTCGTTCCTGGCCCTGCTCGGCAACGCCGCAGGCCCGCAGCCTCACGCCCGGTTCGGCGGGGCCGACCACCCCGCCCGGCTGTTCGCGGTCCTCGTCGGAGACGCGGCGACGGGCCGGAAGGGCACAGCGCTCGGGGCCGTGGAGCAGCTGTTCGCGGAGGCTGACCCGGACTGGGCGGACGGCCGGGTGATGTACGGCCTCCAGTCCGCCGAGACGATGATCGACCGGGTAGCCGACGACCACGCGGATGACTGCCGCCTGATGATCGTGGAGACCGAGTTCGGGCGGCTGGTGGAGACGATGGCCCGGACCGGCACGCTGTCCGCCCAGCTGCGCAACGCATGGGACGGCCGGACTCTCCAGCGGGCGACGACGAGGTTTACCCGCCGCGCTTCCCGCGCTCACATCTCGCTGCTGGCGATGATCACGCCCGAGGAACTGCTGCGGCACCACAAGCGGCTAGCTCAGGCGGGCGGCCTGGAGTCCCGCATCCTGTACGTGTTCACCGCGCCGCTGGCCGACGTGAGCCCGTTCGCGGACTCCGCCGACCACGGCCACCTCGCCGGGCGGCTGCACGAGGTGCTGGCGGCATCCCGTGAAGCGGTGATGAGCCACACCGACCCGATCAGCCGCTACCTGCTGACCCTGCGCGGTATCCAGCCGCGCACCGAGCTGCCCGTGACGGATGAGGTAACCGGCACATGGGGCACGTTCGTCAAGGCGCGGCTGCCGCTGGCGAGCGAGGGATTCCGGGGGCTGCACAGCCGCGCCGAGTCTCAGGTGATCCGCCTCGCCGCTGCTTACGCCCTGGCGGACATGGCCGCGGAGATCCGGCCCGAGCACACCGAGGCGGCGCTCGCGGTGCTGTCGTACTGCGCCCGGTCGGCGGAGATCGTGTTCGGCGTTCCCGTGGCGCAGTTGCCCCCGCGGGTCGACCCCCGGCACGCCGCGAAAATCTTCCGGCACCTGCACGAGCGCTACCCGTCATGGGCGCCGCGCGACGAGATCGGCAGCGGTGTCCTGCGCGGCAACATCCCCGCGGCCGACGTGGAGCACGCCCTGTCTGACCTCGCGGCCAAGCGGCTGATCGAGCGGCGGCAGGTGCCGACCGAGGGCCGTCCCCGCGAGGAGTACCGGCTGATCGCCCCGCAGCTGACCCTTTTCCCGTAATCCCGTAACCGCCGGCAAGGAGACCAGAGATGAACATCGGCAAAGAAGGCGAGCCGATCGAGGTGCCGATTCCGTTGCACCCTGATCAGGTTCCGGAGCGGATGCCCGCACCCGAGCCCGTCGCCCCGGAGAAGGTGCCCGCGTGAACGGGGGAACGGGGGAAGCCCCCGGCTTCCCGCAGACGCGTCTCGCCTTGCGGGCATGGAATCTCGACCGGGCGGCGCTGGCCGTGCGGTCACTGAATGCCCCGGCCGGGGGCAAGAGGGCGACGTGGCTGGCGAAAGCGATGGCCAGCCCCGAAGGCGCGTGGCCGCACGGCGCCCCTCTCGCCGCTGCCTGCCCGCTGCCGCCGCGTCACAAGAAGAAAGACGATGAGGAGTTCCGGGAGCACGGCCCGGTCCCGGCGGGTGACTGTACCTGCGGGATCTACGCAACCACCGACCTGGACATCATCAACGGCTACCTGTCCCGCACCGCGCCGGTTCTCGGCGTGATCGAGATGGGCGGCCGGGTGATCCCCGCGACTCAGGGTTACCGGGCCGCGTATGCGCGGGTCGCCGTGATCCTGCTCGTTGACGAGGCCCTGACCGAGCCGTGGCCGGTGCTGCGCGAACTGGCGGACGCCTACCGCGTGCCCGCGGTCGTCCCGCACTCGACGGACCCGGAGGACTACCGGGAGCTGGCGGGGATGCCGACTCTGGCCGCTGAGGCCGAGGCGTGGCTGCGGCAGATCCAGGATGGCACCCCATGACCGCCGAGACGACGCAAGAGGTCCGGTCCTGCCGCAACGGGTGCGACGACAAGCCATGGGAAGTGGGTCATAGCCCGAACTCGTTCCCGGCATCCCTGCACGGCTACTGCTTCGCGTGCGCGTTCTGGCTCGACCACGCCGCCAACCCGAACGCGGGGACCGTGGTCATCGAAGGCCGCGCCCCGCATCTTGGCCGCGAGCGCCTGGAGTTCGATCCGGCAAAGCCCATCGCCGGCCCGCATTACGGCATGCGCGGCTTCAGTGGCGCTATGTGGCGCATCCGGTTCCGTGACGGGCGCGAGGCCGAGACGGACAACCTGTGGCTGCAGGGGACCATCCCTGACCGGTTCCTCGGCCTGTTCCCCGTAAACGCCGATCTGGAGCTACTGAAATGACCACCCAACCGACCGCCGAGGATCACATCCGCGAGGCGACCGCGCTGCTCGCCGCCGCCAGCCGGAGGCTTACCGGCAACGACGCCGAGTGGCTGAACACCCCGCAGCGCCGGGCCGAGCTGCGAGCGGAGGCCGCAGTTCACGCCACCTTGGCGCAGACCCTCAAGGCTGGCGAGCTGATGCCGATGATGGCGGTGATCGCGGACTGGATCACGGCCGGCTGTCCCGCCGCCCCGTCGCCTGCCATCACCGCGGAGACCGCCCTCGCCGATGAGCCCTGCTGTACCGGCTGCCCGGACACCTGTGAGTGCGGCGGCAGTCCCCACGGGGGCCAGTCGTGACCGCCCTCCCCGCCCCGGAGGGGGCCGAGAGCATCCCGGCGCGTCACATCCATAAGGGCTGCGGCGGGGCCGTGACCTGGGACCTGGCGGGCGGCTTCTGCACGTCGTGCCACGCCGAGGGCCTGGGCA